AGAGCAGTAAGTCTACCCTTAGCACTTGCAACACCATCTTCATAAGCAGATATTCTTATTTTAGGTAATGTAATTCCAATAGCAAAATCACCATAATAAGTAGTTGCAGCAGCAGCACCAGCTATTTTAAATAAAGTAGCTGTAAATGTTGCAGTACCATCTGCTATATCATAAGTTCCAAGTTGAATCCAATTATCTGAATCTCCTGTTATATCTGTATTTATGGTTTTGCCATAAGGATATGTATTACGGGAATCATATGTTCCAATATAACCCCAGACCTTTATATAAGCGTTATTACTTGTTTCACCTGCACCTGTTAAATATTTGCAGACTAAACGAAGCTGATCACTTTGATAAGTATCAACTATTACTCTATTTGCAGCAGTTTGAGTAACTGCTTCGGTTGACTCTAAGGTAACATTATCAAGTACCTTTATAAGTTTAACCTTTCTTTCTTGTGACATAAGTTTAATTTTAATTTCTTAAACTACACTTTCTTCAAGCATAAAATCTGCTATTTCTTTATGAACTCTATTATCTCTTTTTTTCTCGTGTATTCCTCTATTAGTTTTTAATACATCACCGTAAATGTTATGCCTTTGACTATCTTTCATATTAACTTCAATTAATATCCACTCATTACTACCAATATATTGATTCTGGATAATTAGAACGTCATATTGACGTCGTGAGAAAGGAGAGTGCCTGTAAATCTTTACAGTACCATCCAATAATTTCGTAACCCGTAGGAAACGATCATACAACTTCAATTGACGTTCTAATTTTTCCATTATAATTTTTATTTTTGTGGTAGAGATGCAGTGGTTGCTCCGCCTGCTTTTTTAGCAGTCTTTGGAGCTTCTTCTTCTTTTACTTCTTCTTTTACTTCTTGTAACTCTGGTCTTACTGCTATTACTTCTGGTTTTACTACTGTTTTTACTTCCTTATCTTCAAGGATTATAACATCGTAACCGAATTTTTTAGCAATATTTACAATATGAGTACCGAGTCTTCTCTCGTTAACATCAAATTTTCCAGTAGGAATAGGATAAGTTTCACCATCAAAGGTTATTTCAAATCCTTCTTTTGACTTATTTTCTAACTTCATAAATTTTTATTTATTATTCAATGGTATCGTTTAGATTTGAATCTGTGCTTTTGTAGAAGATAATGTAATCATCATCTGCGACAACTGTTTGTTCTGGTCTAAAGCAATTTCTTGCAATAACAATAGAAGTAGAATCGATGTTTTGCATCTCAGTTACTCCAGCATTAAGAAAGTTAATAGCCTTAACATCAGTAGTTGCAGCAATTTCATCTGGTAAACCAAACGAGGCTACATCTGCTTCAATAGATACACCAACATCTGCTGTATCACTAGCAGCTGCACCCGAAGAATCGTGAAATTCTATCGATACAATTGTTGCAAAAATCTGTGTACCAGAACCAGTAGCAGAAACATCAAAATCAATTTCCACTGTTTCTGTAGCATAATTACCAAACTGGTCTGTACCAATAGTGGTAAAAGATCCTTCTAATGTAGTAGATGCATCATCTGTTAATGTATAAAGCAAATTCCTTGGATAATCCAATTCAGTTTTTGCTAAAGTACAAGCAGTTACATCACCACCAGAAATATCTTCAGCAGCTACGATACTATCTACAGCTACATCTGGTTTTAAGATAAGATATTGCTGTCGAGCTCTTAGTTTTGCTGAACTAATGCCCCTTGCGTCTATGTTTCGATCTTTAATCATATTTTTTTAATTTTAGTTATTAATTAATAGTTGACCTCCTCGACCTTTTACTTAGAGGAATACTTAACTAACTTCTGAGGAGGAGAGTTCCTCCCCAGATATTAACTAAGTTTATTTGATTACATCTCTAAGTGCTGCATTCTTATTGCAGGAAGAAGTTGCTAATTGAGCATAATATCTCAAAGTAGCATTCCAAGCAGGAGTTGTTGAACTTCTGTCTAAAATTGCACCATCTTCATCTAAAAATGAAATTGGAGCTAAATCTTCTACTGATAGAGTACTCTTATCAATGAAATACATTTCATCGTAAGGGCAATCATAATCAGGTACAATAGGGATACCGTTAAACTCTAAACCAGTAAATCCACCATTAAGCTGCATTTTGCTGGTATATCGTCTGTCTGGACTCAATAATTGTCCAAAGGCACTATAAACATCAAAGTGAGTTAAGGCGAATGTAGGATTACCCTTTTTTCTACCCTCAAGATATGTTTCGTGCATCAATTCTTCAGTCAATGACCGTTGAGTTGCATTTGCACTAACATATGATTTCCACCAGATGTCTGTACTTCTTGTGATACCTTCAAGCGAATCAAGATTCGTAGAATCATCGATTAATGCTTTTAGGCCTAAAACTTCGGCGTTTACGTTAGAAACGGTTGGAGTAGTGGAACCATCGTTGTGAGCAAGAAAACAATAATCGTTATCTACTACACCAGAAGCACTGGTAACTGTCATATCGTAATTACCCGTAATTGCTGTAATAGTAGTATAAGCTGCGCTAGTAGCTGCGGCTGCAGCAGAACTAAACATAATACCATTACCAATTTCGAAGTAATCGGTTGGATATTTACCTACCATCGGAGTATCGAAGGTTAAGGTAGTATCTACACTGTCATCGTTTACACGACAAATTACACCTGTGCCTACACCATAACCTTGACGACTTAATTGTCGTTGCATGTCATTTCTGGCACCCTTATATTCTGACTCTAAAGCATTAACTAAGAATTCTTTAGATCTTTTTGAAGCTTGTAAAGCAACATCTGTCAAAGCAACTTGCTGAAAATTATATTTCATCGTAATTGTTGCTTGAGTATATTGCTGTTCACCTGCAATTGGTAAAGTGAAACTTTCACTACCTGCAGCGGAACCAGTATTTCGGCCTTCATGAACCGAGAAATACTTAGTAGTTGAACCTTGGTTTTGTGCAACATTTCGTAGAACGTTATTCCAAAGTATGTTTTTCAAGAACACCTGTTCATGAACGACTTTATCGTAAACCCTCATTGCTGCACCTGCCAGATTCGAAACTGACTGACCCATATTTGTTTATTTTTTAGACCTCTTTATCTAAATTTTCCATTGCTTCAACGACAGCTGATCTAGTTTCTTGTTCTGTTTGAGGTGTTTTTTCCTCTGGAGAAGCTGGTTGACCACCATCTCCACTAGGTCTTTCGACATTCTCAACTGGTTTTTTACCAGCTAAGCGTTGTTTAACCTCATAATCAAGAATAGAATCGTGTGCCATTTCGGCAAATGCTTCTTTTGGTAAAAGGTACAATTTATTATTTTCCTCTTGCCATTTAAGAACCTCTTGATCATTATACTTTGGTTTTCCCTCTACACCATCCCATGATTTTTCAAGTTCATCTATTTGTCCCTTAATAACTGATTTATGATCTTCTTCCTTTTTTGAAGCTTCTTGTTCATCAGTTTTTTGTTTGAAAAAATCCTCAGCTTCTTCTTTTGTCATAAAATCAGAAGTTGGAACTTCATCAGTTTTTTCCTCTGGGGCAAACACCGACTTTAATTTTTCATTAATGGTGTTGGATTCCACAAGTTTCTTTTCAAGCTCAATAACCTTATCAGGATCAGCTTTTGGCTTTTCCCTTTCTTGCTTTAACGCAATGTTAAGATTATTAATTTGTTCTTGCATTTTGGCATTGTCTTCAACTTTAACCTCTTCCTTTGCAGGAGTTGGTTCCACTTTTACTTCTGGCGAAGCTACTGCTTCTGGTGCTTCTGCTGGAGGAGTTGCAGCGCCGTCACCTTCGGCTGGTTTTACTTCCTCGACCTTAATTGGGTCTGGCATACTTTTATTCTTAATAGTTAACGAAATTTTTTAACCTAGTTCCGACTAGGATATATTAATTCTATTTTTTACGTTTGTTAATTATGTATTTTTTAACAGTATCATTCATTGCTGATAATTGATCTGGTGTTGAACCTTTTCTTATTTTAGTTTGTCGTGAGTTTGCTACTGTTTTATTGAATTCTTTTTTTTCCTCATCTGTTAATTGAAAATTTCTAGTAGTAATTCCGATTCCTTTTTTAATTTTATTTAAGAATGATGATTTATTGAGTGGCATAATTTTGTTCATTATTTATATGTTCGTCAAATCCCTCTTTATTCTGCTCATAGGCATCTGTATTTTCTTGTATAAATACCATGTGCAGCTCTGTATGTTCTGGTGTCCATAATGCTTGTGGTGTTGGAGGTACTTGTTGACCTGCTGCCATTTGCATATTTTCTTGATCTGCTAAATCGGCAGAATCTTCAGGACCTTCACCAGAAGTTCTATGTGACTCTTTTTGTTTAGTCATTTCCTGTTTAAACTCTTCTTCTTTTTGTTTTTTCATTCTTTCAATTATATCCCCAATATTAGAAATAGAAAACTTTTCAAGCACTGTTTGAGGATCAATTATACCAGCCTCGGCTAGTCTCATAACCCAATCACGTTTAGCTTCTTCTGAATAAGCTATTTCTGGAACAATTACTACCTTAACACTAGATGGTTTAATCACTAATGCATCATCTGGAGGATTTTCAACATCTCCAATATATTTAATCTTTTCTTTTTCTTCAATAATTTCTTCTGAAGCTAAAGTATAATCTGAAATAATTTCAAGCACAAATTCACCAACATCTTCCAACATTAATTCTAGGTTTTCAACTGGTTCCGCTACTGTACTAGCATCAGCAGATTGCAATGCTTCAATAGCTTTTCCAGATTGTGCAGAGCCAGGCATACGTCCTAAACTTGCTTCTCTCATTCCACCCAACTCTTCTATCCATCTTTCTAAATCATTCATGTAAGTAAATGGTGTAGATGGTAATGGTTGTAAATTTTGTTGAACTGGAGGAACAGAACCTTTATAATATATTTTTTCGGTTCCTTTATCTGTAATACTAGAAACCTCAACGCCTTGTTTAATTAAATATTTACCGCCAAGCATTCTTAAAATATATGCTTCAGTTTGCGATGCTGTTTTATCTAAAGATTTGTTTAATGGAATTAAATCCTTTATCCAAGGTTCTGAATAAATTGAATTAGAGGCTTTTTCTGGGTTATATACAAAAAATGGATAACGTCTATAAGAAGGTTCAAAAACTCTTAATACTTGGTTATCTATACTTGTAATTACTTTAATTCTTGTTTTACCCTCACTTACCCATTTCATCCATAATTCCTTAACAATAACAGTTTGTAAATCTTCTCCTCTACTACTTCCACGATTATATTTTTCAGTTTCAAGTTGTTCCTTATATTCTGCAGCAGCATCTTTATTATCTGCTACAACAGTTTCAACATCATAAGTTTTCTTTATATAAGAAACTGGTTTTTTAAAAGTTTTTATAATAAATCTACAATCTTGAATACTTGTTGCTATTGGATCAAATACTACATCAAAAGTATCATCAATCCAAAAATCTAAATAATCTTTACCATTTCTTTTAATAACTCCACCCTCAAGAATTCCAACAGAGAATTTAAGTGAGTTAACAATTTGATCAGTTAATTTTAAAGGAAAATATCTAGTTCGATAAATGTTTTGTAATATTTTATTTTTCTTTTTTGCTTCCTCTAAAGCTTCATCCGAAACATCTGTAGGGTGTACTTCCCAGCGTGGTTGATTTCGTTTAATAAAATTTTTGACACCACGTATTTGGGATCTTATTTTATTAATAGTTCTTCGAATTTCACCATCTCCAACTGGAATAGATTGTACCTTATTCAATGTTTTATTGTAAACAATCCAATGATCTCCTCTAGCAAAACGTTCATTTATATACCAATCACGATGTTGTTTAAGATACATTCCGCTTGCATCGTCGTATAAGATATCTATAAATTTTGCTATAGAGCCTGATTTTTTACCTGTTTTAATTTCTCCTTGGAGATCCTTGAGTTCCATATTTAAAGTTCTTTAATTTTTTTATTTACCATGTCCTCTAGGGTATAGTAAAAATCTGTAGTTAGGGGGTAGAAAATTGGAATTTTTTTATCATTGACTTTCTTTTCTGGAAAAATCAATCTAAAACTATCTTTATTTAATCTTGAGAAAACTCCAATATTTCCTACAAATAAACTATCTTCGATTACAAACGAAGCAAAGCCAATTAATCCATCCTTAGGATTAATTTTCTTAATCTGCACTTTTGTTATATCCATATTGTTATTCTTTAACAGTTCTTAATAACTCAGCTGGATCTACTTGATCTAATTCTACTAATTCATCTTTAGATTCTTGTGGTAACTCACCAACAGATGGTAATGAAAGTTCGTACTCTTCTAAGTTTTTAGATTTTGATGCTCTGACAAATTCTCTAAATCTTTCAATATTATCTTCTGCTAATCTTTTTTCTCTCTGTATAGTAAACCACATAAAACTAAATACTATAACACTTATTGTCACTGCTAATATAATACTATTTATCATTTTTTTCTGGTTTATTTGTAATAGCTGCACCACTTGTAATTAATATACCAGAGGTAGCAACAGAGTTTTGTATTTCATTTTTTACAACCTTGAAAGGATCTATAACTCCCATTTGAAACAAATCACCATATTTTCCAGTTAAAGCATTGTAGCCCTTTCCTGTTTCTGCTACCTTCGATGTTATTGCTTCTCCGTTTTCTCCAGCATTTTCTACTATTGTTTGTAATGGTTTATTTAAGGCATTATAAACGATTGAAATACCTGCATCTAATTCTTTATCACCATGTTTGTTATTAAAAGAAACTGGTAACAAACTACATTTAAGTAATGCTATTCCTCCACCTTCCACTATACCTTCTTTTATAGCAGATTTAGTAGAATTTAATGCATCTTCAATTCTATATTTAATTTCCGTTTGTTCAGTTTCAGAAGCTCCGCCAACTTTTATATTTGCGACAGATCCTGTTAGTTTTCCCAAACGATTTTTTAGCTTCTCTCTATTATAAATATCTTTTTCAGTTTTCAACAGTGTTTTCGTTTCTTCAATTCTATTTTTAATGTTTCCTTTTCCACCAGATACTATAGTTTTATCTCTTGAAATGATAAGATTTTCACAAATACCACAATGTTCTACTTCTGCATCTTCTAATTTAACAGCATCTTCATTTCCTAAAACAGTAGCATTAATTAATGTTGCTAAATCATATGTTAAGTCTCTTCCATAACCTCCAAGTGAAGGTAACTTAATAGGAACACATGTAAACTTACCAAGTAAATGATTTTGTACTAAAAACTGTAAAGCACTACCTTCAATTTTATCTGCAAATAATACAATTTGACGTTTACCACTCATTACCAATCTTTCTATTATTGGTACTAATTGATCTTGGTTAATAATGACATCTGTACAAACAACTATTGCTGGGTTTTCCATAACAACGGATAACCTTCTATGATCATTTATAAACAAATGAGATTCAAAACCACTATTTAATTGTAATCCTTTAACATATTCTACTTCTGTTTTTGGAACGTTAGAGTTTTGAACAGTTACTACACCATCTACTCCAACCTTATTAATAACTTCACTAATTATTTTACCGATCTCTTCATCGTTATTAGCAGAAATAGTAGCGATTTGTAACTTTTCTTTATCTGTTTTAATTTCTTTTGTTTGTTCTTTTAAGTCAATTAAGACTTGTTTGAGGGCTACCTCCATTCCTCGTTTAATAAGGATTGGATTCATACCAGCTACAATGTATTTATTAGCTTCATTAACCATCGATTGTAATAATACAATTGTACTGGTCGTGCCGTCTCCAGCTTCTCTGTTTGTATTCTCGGCACACTCCCTTGCTAACATAACTCCCATATTCTTAAATTTATCTTCTAAGAATATTTGTTGAGCTACAGTTACTCCATCCTTTGTAATTGTTGGATAAGAGCTTTCTTCAAATATTACATTTTGTCCTCTTGGACCTAATGTTGAATTAACAGCTTTTGCGACTATATTTACTCCTTCAAGAATCTTTTTACGTGCATCTTCGTCAAATAAAATTTCTTTATACATATTCGTTTATATTATTATCTTTAGCAAAGCGATCAAGTGCATCAAACAATGTTAACTTTGGTACAATTGTATTACCATATTTACCAGTAGTTGTTTCTGCACTTACGTAAATTACTACAAAGTAAATTAATCTTTTTGGTAATTTTTTTGCAATCCAATACCAAATCTTTTCTTTATAATTCATACTATTTTTTATTACTTTTTCATGTTATTTTTCTTTGTAATCCGTTGTTCCAATTACATCTTCTTCGTTTAAAAAGAAATACTTAGTTCCTTGTAATACTAATTCATAAAGTGCATACTTACCAAAAATTACAGTTTCCCCTTTTCTTTTTCCTTCGATAACTTCACCAGTAATTAATCTTTTATCCTCATCAGATTCCTCTGTGACGATATCTACACTTGATTTAGTTTTTGTGTGTTTTAAGATAACTAAAACACCTTCTATTGGTTTTACGTTCATACATTTTTTAATTAATTAAACAGTAGTTCCTTGTGGAGTTGCAGGAATATCTTTTGCGTCTGCTAATTGAATATCAGGACCAAATGGAGTAATAATTGGTCTTTGAACAACACTAAACTTTCTTTGTAAAAGTTCTACTTCTGTTTGATACATTCTTGCCCTACGTTCAAAATCACTTGGTTTTGGAGTTGGTACAGGAATTTTTTTTGCTTCTTTTGTTTGCTCTGGCATACGTTTTTTATTATTATTATTAATTTAATCGTTATTTGTAATTGACTTATTTAACCAAAATGCACTTTCTTCTAACTTAACTAGAGATAATTTTAAGCCTCTATTTTCTTTTTCATCTGGAGTAAGAAGGCTTTTAACATTTAGATACAGAGATTCGTATTGATCACGAAAACTCTGCATTGTTTCTTTTTGTTCCTCTGTTGGAGAAACGTACTGCATTGTCATACTTTTATTATACTATTAATTATTAAACTACGAAATATCCCAATCGTTTGAAATTATTTTGGGACCTAAAAGTTTTTCTATATCTTTTTGTATTCTTGTTTTTTCAATAGGAGGTTTTGACGGATTGTTTGGTCTCGTCATTATCATATACCTTAAAGCATCAACAGCATGATCGTTTTTCTTTACAGGATCTTCTGATTTATTACGAGTTTTTTGTTGTATTTCAGTATATTCTTTATATCTATAATGTGCCAACTCTTTACAAAGATTTGGACATCTATCTTTAAATATATATAGATGAGACTTTTTATCATTATCTAATCTGAAATATTCTCTAACTCTAGTAATACCAGATGCAACATCATTAGAACCTAATTCAAATTCCCAACCATTATCTTCAAACTCTTCTACAACAGAATACTCTACTTCTTCTCCATTTTTAACTGCAACTCTGTTTTTTGCTTTTGTTGTTGGGTCTATTACCCTAACACCAAAACGATGAATCGCAGCATTTTTTTTATTTTCAAATGATGTATTCTCATCAACACCCATTAAATAACCAAACTTATCAAACATTTCACGTGAACTAACAGAGGGTATAGCCGCCTTATAATATTCATCTACTATATAAAGTACATTACCCATTGTCCAAACACCGACTAAAGCGCATGTTGGATTTCTTTGTCCAAAATCTAAACCGATAAGTTGTTCTACTGGCGTTTCGTATTCAAATGAATTTATAAAATGTATATTTTGGTTAAAGTCACAATATTCAGGACCAAAAATTAATTTTCCAGACTTAGTAGTAAAATCAATCTCCATTTCTTTTTTCCAAAGATGTTTTAATGCACCCTTTTGTTCATTCTCAAACCATTCTTTTCCTTTTCTTTCGGGATCTTTATTTGGATCAGCTGAGTAATGAAGCATTAATACATTGAAATTGTTTTTAGGATTCTTCCAAAATTTTAAACCTTTAATGACTTCTTCTTTTTTGATATCGGTATACATTTTCCCGTCTTTAAGTTTATATTATTTATATCCATGAAATCCTGATATAATCTTGCACCCCAACGACTAATATGTTCTGTTGTTCTTTCTCTATAAAAATTTCCACTATCATAATCTAACTTTACACCTTTTTTCTCATTTCTTTTAACTTCATCCTCATAACAACCATATAATTCATCAATCAAAATATGACAAATTTCATGTATTAAAGTATTAATTATTACATTGTAATCTTTTAGTTTCCAACAATCTTTAATACTTTCTTTAACACTAATATCAGCTTCTAAGTATTGAAAATCTACATTAATCGTCATTGCAGCATTTTTTATTGCACATTTCTTTCTACTTGCGTCGTCAAAGAAAAGTCTATAATGTGTCAATTGTAAACACTTCTGAATATTACGAGCATGGGAATAAAGAAAATTAAACAACTTTTCCTCCTCTACTTTTTTAAGCATACATTTTTATATTAGATGAATTGTAATTCCATCGAATGATAATTTTTGATATCCATTTATTAAATATTCCTTAAAGGAAGGTTTAAATGGAAGTCCAAGTAACTTAGAATAAAAATCTTCTAATTGAAAAACATTAAATTCTAAAGTCTTTGGATTATATTTTTTTATGAATTCTTTTAATTCATAACACGATACTTCTTGTGGTGGATAAATCATACGTTTTTATATTGTATCTATTTTATCAAATACCATATCCTCAAAAAAGGTGTTGTCTTCTGCGGTTGATACACCAGTAAACCTACCTTTACTTGAAATTGTTGGCTTAGAAGCCGTGTAAGCAGCTGCAGCCTCAGGTTGAAACCCCATTTCATCTGATAATATACCTGATGCAGTATGCATCCGAATTATATCGCCACCTTCTGGAATACCCCTAATCTCTGAATCTATCTGTGGAAAGGTTAGCTTGCCCTGGGTATGTTGCCCAGCATGCTGAGGATTGCACTTTAAATCGTTAAATTGCCCATTCTCCCAGT